TCGCGGGATTGATATTGCCCGTGCCCCGCCTGACCGTCCCGCGAAGGACGAATCAAGCAGGGCCGGTGCTCGGTAATGCTTCTTACGAAGCGTAGGAGATGGAGCGCCCCAACAGAGAGAACGAAGCCGTAACTTGGTTGGCCTGGTTGACATTCAGGGAGGGCATTTCCGATACGGCCATGTAGCCATAACCATAGGAGGTTGTGCCGCCGCTCAGCATCATCTTGAAGGCGACCTTGCGCAGCGCCCGGCTGATGTTCAGCATTTGCTGATAGTTCGCATTGCTCGCGTCATGGCCTAGCGTCAGCGTGATGCTGGTCGGGTTAAATCCGGTTGGGACGTTGATCGAATTCCGACGCGCCAGCGGACTGATCGGCGTGAAGCGCGGATCGCCCCCCTGGGTGGCAATGGTCAACACTTGCGGGATTTCCACCCAGCCCGACACTTTCTGTGCCGTGCCGGTGCCGCCGCCGGCGGAATACCAACTCGTGTCCGTGGTGTCGAGGCCGAGCACCAGGAAGGTGTCAGCGCTCTGTTGATCGACCTTATAGACGGTATCGCTTGCGTCCTCCCATCCGGAAGTCAACAGAATTTCATCGCCATCGACGAAGCCGTGCGCCGTGGACGATGCCAATGCCGGGTTTGCGTTCGTAATTGCCGATACATTTTTGGCGGGAGCGAAAGTTTCGCTGAAAAAAAACTTTGCCCCTTCGGGAAATGCATATGCCATTTTGAGTCCTTAAAAAAGACCCGCTTGAGCGGGGTTGATGATGCGCCCGAATGGGCAATAAAAAAGCCGCTGCGGGTCGCCCCGAGCGGCTTGTTTGTTTGGCCTATGGCCGAATGCTGTTATCTAGTGCTGTAGATTTCGAAGTCTTGGATCGTGCCGTACCTCTTCATATCCGCATCATAGGTGCTGATCGGCTCTGCCTGCGGCCACGCCGTAAATGCGGACGCGGCGCATAATGCATCTTCAATCTGCCGCGCCAAGGCGCTAGCCGATGCTCGCGTATCAGCCCAGACGTTGACCTGCATAATCGTATGCCGCTTATCCGCGGGCGACAGAGCCAGCCAGCGCAAGGACCGTCCGCCGATGCCTTGATAGGTCACATACGGCCTGTCTGTACTTACATCTGCCACATCCGGGAAGACGCGTGGGCATAGCGCCTTTACCAACGTGACCAGATCAGCTTCTAACGTCATTTCGCGACGATCCTTTTCATCAGTTCCGCCTCAGCGGCATTCAGCGCCTGCGGGAATTTTGCGGCGGCAGGGCGAACGAACGGCTGTGCGGCGATCTGCGCCGGCCCTCCTGGCCGCAGGACGTAATAAGCATCCCTTTCTGCCTGTGACGCATTCTTCCCCGGCTTCTTCTTGCCGCGTGCCTCCGGTCGCTTGGCCGTGTACCACTTCCCGTCTCGCCCGACATACGACGCATATCGCTGGATGTGGCCATATTCGACCAGATGCCCGTGCGGCGCCTTCTTTGTGTTCCATGAGACGTGGTACGTGGCGTAACCCGGTCCGCTTCCGTCCTTCGAGTAAACTTGATATATCGATGCCGCGAGATTTCCAGTCTTTTTTCCGATCCGAGAAACGTTTTTCTGCACCTCGTCATATAGCACCTGAGTGCCTGCCTGCGCGGCCGGCCTTACCGCCTCGTCAACAACTCCTTCCAATTCGTCAAGAAAGCTGTTCAATCCGGATGTGTCGGCTTTTATCGTGAAACTCATGATGCCAACTCACACACCAGGTCAACGTGACGCTTCGCAACCAGATCCGGCAATACCGCCTTGATGCTGTAAATCAATGCCCCATACTTCACGCGCATGCTCGCATCGATGTCCGTCCGATACCGGATGCGGATGCTTGCCTTGACAATCGATGTCTGCGCATCCGCTTTCACGGTCTCAAGCCCGTTTTGGTGCCTGATGTCAGCCCATACCGTCGCAACATCGCCCCATTCGTCCGGGATAAGCTGGTTCCATTCATCCCGATTTCCGCTGAGTCGCTGCAATGTAACCCGGCGGTTCATCGTATAGGACAGCGCTGCCATTACCCGACACCATATATCTTCTGGCGATCCAGCAGCCTGTCGATGTAGGGGCTCTCTTTGGCAACACCAAACCGCTCGGCAAGCTTCGCCAAGATGTAGAACTTCACCTCGTCCGGGGTGGATTCGTGGTTCGCACCGTAGCCGGCAACATAGTCCACCATCACGGCATTGATGCGGCCGCTTTCTGTCGCCGGCCAGGCTTTGCGGGGCGCCGGAACGAGATAACCAGGCCGATACTCCCCCGCGTTGTCGAGCACATAATCAGCAGGATCGAGAGTTTGCAGCACGCCGTCCGTGTCGTAGAACCGAATCGATTTCACCTCCACGATCGGTGGATGGAGTAACTCGATCGCATCAGGAAACCCGTCAAGCGTGCAGCGCCATGTTTGATGGATGATCGATTTTTGCATGCTGTGCTCCGCATCCGCCGTGATCCCCTTCACCGCCATCTTGATTTCCGCGTCAAGCTCGGTCCCGTCAGCGCGTACAGCCGTTCGTGCATCCTCTATGCTCACCGCCATTTCTACCGGGGGCGCGATCAGTTGCGTACTCATCGATAATTCCTCTGTATGTTTGCGGGCCTAGTCTCGTTCCTGAAGCTCTTGGATGTGTATCCATTTCCATCCGGCGCACTGACGTAGGCCACTTCATCACCCAAGGCAGCAAGACACATCGCACTCGACGCAGCATATGCAGACAGCGTAATTTCGGTCGTCAGATCCGCAGTCGCCGAAGCGCTCGATGCCGCCACCGCCGCAAGCTGAATATCTGAGGCCGACAGCATCGCCGTACTGCTCGCGTTTGCCGTCGCCACGGCTGCCAATCGGATGGCGGTAGTGAGCAATGCCGTTACAGTTGCCGCGCAGCCCGCAGCAGCAGCCAGCGCATTGCCGCCCACTGTCAGGGTGTACGTCGCTTCGGTTCCTGGTATGCCACTCTTCCAAACGCGCTGGGTCCCGATATAGACGCCGTCGGGCGCATCCGAAAACCTTACGGCGCCATTCTCGAATACGAACAGATTGCCCGCGCTCGGCAAGGTCAGAATCTCGACGCGGTATTCACACCCCAGCGGGTCTTCCGGCTTGATGTCGTTCGCCAGCAGCGAGGGGCCAGCTTCGCCCGTGAGCGGAATATCCTCTGCCAGCACACCAAAACCGACATCGCCGATCGTACAGACGTCTTCGCCCAGCCAGTCCTCGACGTCAATTACCAGGGTATCGATGCTCATGTTGCGGTAGCCACCGGCAAGCGGCGGCCCATGCCAACGGCGGAAAAGTCGGCCTCGTAGGAATAAGCCGTGCCGGGAACAATCGCCGGATCGGCAAGAACTACGCGCCCCGCGCTATTCGTCGAAAGCCCGGTTTTTCTCAGCACAAGAACGCCGGTCGATGCGTCGTAAATGTTCAGCGCCACACCGGAAATGTTAGCCAATGGCGTGGTCGTATTATTTTTAAACACCCGAGTCGTGATCACGCCACCGTTCACGCCGAGCGTCGCCGTCACGGTCGATACAGAGCTTGCCGATGCAGCCAGGGGGATACTCGTCGTCAGCGCGGCGGTCGCAATCGCATTGGAGACGGCTGCAGCATAGAATCCATCCTGCGTAAGATTGGCTGTAGCCATTGCCGCAGCGACCGCTGTAGCAGAAAGCGCAATCCCTGTCGTCAGTGATGCCGTAACAGCCGCGGTAGATGCCGCAGATGCTTGAAGCGGCGTCACTGGCGCACCGTCGAGCGCCAAACGCAGATTGTCAGCAACCGCGGCGCAATCCGTATCCGGTTCTTCGACACTCCAGATAACCCAATCCTTAATTTGTTGGACCAGACCGTTGGAACCTCCGACGACCAGAAAGTCCAGAGTAGTCGAAACCAACGCCGTGGATGACGTGAAATCCGGGGCCGTACCGACACGGCCAGCTTTCTTTTCCCAGACATCCAGAACTTCATTGCCCGCGCCGTTGGTGCTAAGGCGAAGCACATATGTCAACTCAGTGCTGCCAACCGTTCCAAGGTCGCATGTGATCGAACCTGATGATGCCGCCCGCCCCCGAATTTTGTTTGGACCATTTTGAGTAAGGCCCATGTAGGTGTTCGTATCGCCGGTTTTCTGAAACTGTATGTAGCGAGTGAAATCGACTGACGGTCCAGTGACCACTTTAAGGGTGATCGCCATGGTGAGCCCGCCCGCAGCAGCCGCAACGGTAAGGGCCTTCGATATTCCGCTTGCAGTTGAATCGCCGCCAGAAAACTGCCAGGCATAATCGCCGCCGCCACGATCTACAAGCGTGATCGTGCCGCCAGATAGCGCATTGCCACCTCCGATTTCATTGACGGGAGTGCTGTCACCTGCCTTTGGCTTTAGGCGGTAGATGATGTTGTCGGTGAGCGCCATGATTATGCCGTTGGAACAAATTTAACGTTGTCCGTGTACGAATTCGCGATGACGAATCCCTTCAGCCTGGGGACATACTGAATTGAGTTGTTGATTCCATTCGGACGTGCCGCCAACGTGCCGTTGAGCGTGACACGCTCAACATAGAGCGTTTCGCAATCGACACGCAGAATTTCGATCAACCCCGTCGTCGTGTTGTTGTAAGCGACGAGCCAGCAATCGTGTACCTCGTCATAGATAATTCCCGGATACCCGCCGATGGTGAGCGCGGACGCGCCCAAGCCGCCAAATGTCGCGGAGATCAGCGATGCATTGATCGTGCTGCGTAGGCTTGGGCCTCGCGTTCCGTCGAAACTGCCGACGACCAGCATTCGATTGCGCTTCGGATCGACTCCCCCCGCAGCATATGGGCCGTTCAAAAACCAGTTCCCAACGGTTGACCAGGATTTGGTCGCCGGGGTGTATTTCGTCATGTAACCCTTCTGGTCACCATTGACGAATATTTCCCCGGTCCATGGGTTCTGACAGCAAAGGCCAGCGGTGTTAGGCGCATACGGCATCTGACCGATTGCCATCGGATCTAGCCAATCATTGGCCGTCAGGTCGAATCCGCATGTTACGAACGGCGCTGCATTTGTCGGGTACGGATAGCCAGACGGTGCCGCCGGTAATCCAGCAAGCGCCCCGCCCTGCGAGCAAATCAGCAGCAGATTATTTAGTTCATCAACTTGCGAATACCAGTATGTGTGCTGCGCGGCCTTTCTGCCATCAGCATATACAGACACCTGGTTGTAAATGTCTGCTACGGCGCTATGTGCGCGTAACTCCACCCATCCCGGATGCTCGACTTCGAGCGCCAGCGCATCCATTTCGTTGCCGTAGTAGTCTTGATGACCACCGCAAGGGCCAACGTAATAGGTGCTATCAGACCGTCTCAGGGCGGCTCCAACATACGCCTCGATCTTCGACTTGGGGCCGGTATTACCCCTTAAGGGCTGGGTCTGCGCATCAGCAGGCTCAACAGACACCAACGCGGTGTTCGGGATCGAATACACATCCCATGGGGAAAGAGCGCGTCGCCATGTTGGCCAGGCGGGCGCTGGCGGAAACATCCCCGCATACAGCGTTTTCCCGCTCGCCACGCTGTACGAGTCGGGGATCGTGACATCCATCGATCAGCTGTCGATTTGGAACGTTAGCGCGCCAGCGGCAAACGAAGGAGCCGGGTCGCCGTTGTTGACCGTCTTGTTCGTCGCCAGCGGAGCATAGAACAGCAGATTGCCGGCTGATGCTGCGTCAAACACGCCCATGCCGACGATCGTTCCCCAGTTCGCAGTAGGCGCGGGGAATGTGATCGCCCCGTTGTTCGATGTCGTGCCGCTGGTGCCGCTGGATGCGGTTGTGCTTCCCGCCGATTGTGTGCCTGCCCAGTT